CTCTCCTAGAACTTTAGCGCCGATGTCGATCTTGGCGCGTAGTGCTTTAACAATTCTCTCATCGATGCTGCCCTCACAGATCAGATCGATGTACGTCACGTTGTTCTTCTGCCCGATCCGGTGAGCACGATCCTCTGATTGGATGCGCGTCTCCAGGTTAAAGTCATTGGCATAGTACACCACTAAGTTTGCTTCAGTCAAAGTCAGACCGTATCCAGCGGTGGCTGGGTTGCCGACAAAGAACTTGAGCGGGTGATTGGGATCTTGGAAGTTAACAACTGCTGCTGCCCGATCATCATCCGATGTGTCCCCGAAGTATGATACAGCACAGCCTTGGCCGAACTTCTTGTTCAGCATCTCTGTAATAGATATGATGTCGTACCGGAACCGTGACCAGATGATTGCTTTACCATCGTGCTCGTTGATGATCTCTTCGAGCGCGTCCATCCGCTTTGATGGGAAGTACAGCATGTCACCTTCGTCAGTCTTGAGGTGTCCAGACATTATCTGCTGGAGCCGGAGCATCTGCGTGATTACAGCGGGGGCCGTGGACATCTCACCACTGTCGAGCAGCACCATTGCGTGGCGTCTGATCTGTTCGTACATCTCGAACTGTTGTGTTGTCATGCCGACATAACGTGCGGTGTATATCTTGTCGGGGAGATCGAGGCAGTCCTTCTTCAGTACACGAAAGGAGAACATGTCTATCCTTTGGGTCAGCTCATCAAGATTGCGAAACCCTACGATCTGTTGGAAGGCCGCCTGCCCCATGGTTCTACGTTGCACCACTGCATAGCGGCCCTGGAAAGCGTAGTATGATTCGAAACCCAAGAGCCCAGGGCGGAGGAACTCGCACTGCGAATAGATATCCATTGGACTTTTTGTAACTGGAGAGCCTGTCAAGAGGCGTCTGTACTTGAAGCCCGCGGCTATCTTCATTAAAGATTTAGTGCGTTTGGCCTTGTGGTTTTTTATTGTTGTTGATTCGTCTATTGCAATCATACCCCTTGCGCCAAGCGCACGAGCCATCCACTGCCCAGCCTTCTGTCCTTTGAGCGATGAGTATGATTCGACATTCATCACGAAGATTGTCAGCCCCTCGAACTTATCTTGGACTGAGCGCATCTCTTCCTTTTGTTTCTTGTTGGGCCCAGATACCCAGCGAATCACTCGATGCGGTATGTCATCTGACATATGCTCGGGGATTTCTTTGGCCACCCAGTTGCGGTACACACCCTTGGGTGCGATGACCAAAGCGAAGTCGATCTGCCCATCGAGGTACAGCATACCCATGTTATCTATAAGGACCTTGGACTTCCCTGTTCCCATCTCCATGAACAAACCAAACTCTGGCCTGTCCCACCCAAATTCAAGGGCATCTATTTGGTGGTCAAATGGTTTTAATTTATATTTTAACTTGACAGTCATTACATAGCTCCACTATTGTCTATAGTACGGATAGCATGAAGCTACCGGATAAATCAACCCTGAAGAGGAAAAACTTATGAACGATATCTTTGAAGACTATTTCGATGAGGCAGACGCAGTCGCCAACATTGATGTAGGAACTGGAAAGCAACTCAGCCAACTGGTTCGAAAACTACGTGAGGTAGAAGATCAAATTACTACTTCTGAAACCCACCTTAAATCACTCAAGCAAAAGAAGCATAAGCTCTCTGTGGAAAACATCCCCGCTCTAATGGACGAGATGGGTGTTGAGCGTTTGGATGTTGACGGCCTTACTGTAGAGCGGAGGATGGTTGTTAGCGCATCGATCCCTGTTGACCGTAGGGAGGAAGCGTATGATTGGCTACGCGACAACAAGCTAGACGACATCATAAAGAACGATGTCATTCTTTCTTTTGGCAAGGGCCAAGACAATGTAGCAGGCGACGTGGTCGGACTGTTGCAGGAGCGCGGCTTTGATCCAAGTACCAAGACGCATGTACATCCATCCACATTGAAGGCGTTCGTAAGAGAGCGCATCACAGATGGTAAAGCAATTGATCTCGACATGTTCGGGGCATTCGTAACAAACACAGCACAGATAAAGAGGAAAGCATAATGGGTAATCAAGTAGCTACGAAAAAAAGTGCAGAGTTAAGCACAGACTTAATGGACGACATCCTTGAGTTCGCGGGTGAAGGCGCAACATACGACAGTAGCGAGATGCAGATCCCGTTCGTTCGTGTGCTTCAAGCTATGTCACCACAGTTGAAGAAGCGCGAAGCAGACTACATCGAGGGCGCTGAACAGGGCGACATGTTTAATACTGTCACCCAACAGTTCTTTGCTGCGGACAAGGGCGTCACAGTGATCCCATGCTACCAGACCACTAAGTATCTGGAGTTCACACCGCGTGATCAAGGCGGCGGATTCCGTGGCGAGATCAGCCCAACCGATCCTATCTTACAGCGCACCGAGCGCCAAGGGGCCAAAGAAATCCTACCTACTGGCAACGAGCTAGTGAAGTCGGATCAGCATTACTGCTTGGTGATAGACGAGGACGGCATCAGCCAGCCTGTCGTGATCGACATGAAGTCTACGCAGTTGAAGGTCAGCCGCCGTTGGAAGACCCAGATTGCTATGCAGAAGATCAAGCACCCTACGACAGGGAAAATGATCACACCACCCTTGTTCGCAACGCAGTGGAAGTTTACCACTGTCGAAGAGAGCAATGACCAAGGTTCGTGGTTTAACTACTCTATTGAGAAACTCGGTCTGATCGAAGACCGTGACCTAATGCTCGAAGCCAAAGCGTTCAGAGATAGCGTGGCAGCGGGTGAAGCAAAAGCTGTGTCGGAGGAGGGGAGCTCCACTCCCGCCGCCACTAAACCTTTGGACGATGACATCCCGTTCTAGGTAGCAGCTTTAGGGGGGACACATGTCCCAATCAAGTGTCCCCCTTTTTTCACCAACAAGGAGCAGAAGATGTCACAAGCAAGCAGGTTGCTGGCCACCTTTGCGGGGGCGGGTAATGCACATGGCACAACTATTGTCGGACGGGTAGGCCGTAACGGAAAGGCCGAGTCACAGAGCCGAATAATCCGAGAGCCGTTGACCGAGGCGCTAGTGCAGGCCCACATTGATGGGAAGCAGGGTGTCGGCGCAATCCCTATTACTGATGAGAACAAATGCCAGTTCGGCTGTCTGGATATAGATGTCTACGATCTAAACCACGCCGAGCTCCAGGCTAAGATACAAAAGATGAAGCTACCTTTGATGCACTGCCGGTCCAAGTCGGGCGGTGCCCACCTGTACCTGTTTATGCAGGACTGGGAGACGGCGGCACAAGTTAGAGATTACCTGTCGGAGATGTCGATTGCGCTGGGCTACAGCGGGTGCGAGATATTCCCGAAGCAGGACACGATCATTGCCGAGCGTGGAGATGTGGGCAACTTTATTAACATGCCCTACTTCAACGCCGAGCTACCCCAGAGGTACTGCTTTGACGAGAAGAACGAAGCGATGGAGCTTGATGAGTTCCTTGATGCAGTAGAGAAAGCTAGGATCTCTTTGCCAGAGCTTGAGGGCTTGAAGTTTGCGGGAGAGCGTAAGCATTTCACCGATGGGCCGCCGTGCTTGGAGCATCTGTTTGCCGAGGGTCCGATCAATGAAGAGCGCAACAAGACTATGTTTATGTGTGGCGTTTATGACAAGCTCAAATACAGCGATGACTGGGAAGCGCGTCTCGAGGAAGACAACCGTACTCTCTGCGCGGATCCGCTGCCGTCACATGAAATTCTGAACCTCCGCAAGTCTCTGACCAAGAAGGACTGGGGCTACACATGCAAGGACCAACCGTTCAAGAGTTACTGTGATCCAGTCGTGTGTGCCGTGCGTAAGTTTGGGATAGGCAAGGATGCTCCTGATGCGCCCGAGGTGGGAGGTCTGACGATCATGTTGTCTGAACCCCGTGTCTACTTCATGGACGTAAACGGCGGACGCATTCAACTATCAACCGAGCAGTTGCAGAACCAAGTTCTGTGGCAACGTGCTTGTATGGAGCAGATGAACATCATGCCTCCGACAGTGAAGGCTCAGAAATGGCAGACAATGATCAATCAGTTGATGCAGACGGCCACTTATCTAGAGGTTCCAGAAGAAGCCACCATAAAAGGTCAGTTTAAGGACCATCTAAGAGCGTACTGTACCAGCCAGATTAGGGCTATGGCCCCAGAAGAGATGGATATGGGCAAGCCTTGGACAGACGGGGGCACCACCATGTTTAAGCTGGAAGGTCTGATTGAATACCTGCATCACCGCAGGTTCAAGGTCGAGAACCGAGGCAATCTGATCCAGATGATTCGAGATATGGGTGGCGACTCCTCAAGACAGAATATCCATAAGTCTGACGGGACAAGGACAATCATAAGATGTTGGTGGGTCCCTGCATTTGAAGCCGATAAAATTGAACTACCAATCAAGGAGATGAACGATGACATACCCTTCTAATAGACTCCTGCGCGTAGGAGAAGTTGCCGAGATGTTGGGTGTGTCCAAGTCATACATCTACAAACTGGTGGCTCAGAAGACCGACTTCCCTCAACCGATTGTGCTTGGAGACGAGCACAGCAAGCGGTCATCCAGCCGATGGGTGCTTACCGAGATCGAGGATTGGGTGAACAGCAGGCCAAGGGGGAAAGATCTATGATACCTAATTCAAAACTAATCTTGGGGCCACCGGGCTGTGGCAAAACATATCGCTTGATCCAAGAGATCAAGGGCGCCTTGGAAGCAGGCACACATCCTTCTCGCATCGGGGTAATTTCGTTTACTCGCAAGGCTATAGAAGAGATGGTCACTCGGTCGTGTGCTGAATTATCGTTGGAGCCTACGGACTTTCCATACATGCGGACGAGCCATTCATTTGGGTTCAATGGTCTAGGCTTGCAGTCGCAAGACGTTATGCAGGTCTCGGATTATCAAGAGGTTGGGGCCATAGTAGGGCTGGACTTCGAAGGCAATGATCGGACCAGCGTGGATGACGGGATAAACCTGCCTACGCTCGGAGGATCAGGCGCCCAGTACCTTCAGATGATTACCCGTGCACGATACCGTATGATCTCTTTGGACCGAGAGTTCAACGAAGCCGCCGACCGGACCCTGTTCTACCCGAAGCTTGAGCAAGTTAGTGCTCAAATCGAAGAGTACAAGCAAAGGATGAGCAAGTATGACTTTGTTGATATGATCGACAAGTACATCGAGATAGGGGAGCCGCCCCACCTTGACTACCTGTTTATTGATGAGGCTCAAGACTTTACCCCGTTGCAGTGGGAGATGGCAAAGAAGCTGGCCGAGTTCTCGCAGTACACAATCATTGCCGGAGATGACGATCAGGCTGTGCACCGATGGACTGGTGTGAATGTAGACCTGTTTATCAATGCGTCTGATGATGTAGAGATTTTAAAACAGTCGTACCGCATTCCTGAGTCCGTCCATAGGTTGTCCCAGCATATCGTTCAGAAGATTACCTCCCGTGTTGATAAAGAGTTTCTTGCTCGTGAGGAACTGGGCGAGGTAGAATTTGTTTGGAACATGGAAGACATCCCGTTCAGCGAAGGATCGTGGACCGTGATGGCAAGGACAAACACCTATGTCAGAGAGATGGCGAAGTGGTTCTACAATACTGGCTTTAAGTTCTCGATCAAGGGACGGTCCAGCATATCGGAGAAGCTCATTGAGAACCTCATGGCATGGGAGGATCTGTGCCAGGATAAGAAGCTGGGCGTTGAGCGCATCAAGAAGTTGTACTCGGGGCTCCCCAAGCAGGGCGATGACGCGGTGGTAAAGCGCGGGGCTACCCAACGGCTGGACACCTTGGACCCAGAAGCAGAGCTAGACATGGATGCACTGAAGGCGGACTACGGTTTGTTGCGCGGCGCGGACTCCGCGGCATACGATGTGTTGAAGGTGCCTAGCAGCATGCGCCTGTACATCGAGGCTATGCAGCGCAGGGGCGACGATCTTATGTCCCCGTCACGGATTAATATCTCTACGTTCCACGCCATGAAGGGCGGAGAGGATGACAACTGCGTGGTATACACCGCGTCCACCAAGGCGTGTGTTGAGAGCAAGCACCCTGACGACGAGCATCGTGCGTTCTACGTTGGCGTCACAAGGGCAAGACACTCTCTGTACATCCTACAATCCAACCACGATTACAGGTACACAATATGATAGAAGAAATAATTAAGCGTATATCTCCGTGGGTGATTGTGTTCGCCTACTTTCTTATTGCTGTCACCGTAGCGGCACAGTTCTTTTGATAGCCGCAGCCGCCTGTCTCTCCCTCGCACTTTACCATGAGGCCCGAGGTGAACCAATCCACGGTCAGCTAATGGTAGCGCGGGTGATCATGAACCGTATGAAGTCACCTAAGTGGCCGTCGTCTATGTGCGGTGTCATCACTCAACATCGTCAGTTCTCGTTCTATCAAAAGGGCAATGCACCTACACCCAGGGACGAGGTGGCGTGGGTCAAGGCACAGAAGCTTGCTGTTGAGATTATAAACGATCCTTACATCTTGCCGCCCAGTACTGCTGATCACTACCACACACCAGATGTTCGACCAGTTTGGCGCAAGAAACTACATAGGGTTGCGCGTATTGGGTATCATATCTTCTATTCGTATGACCATCCGACTGCTGTAAAGGTCAGCGTTAGACCTAAATCAAGAAGGGATTAAGAAAATGAAATGCCCGCACTGTACGGCAGAACTTATTTGGGGAGGAGACCATGACTGTGAGGATGACGAAGAACATTCTATCGTTTCAAATCTTTCCTGCCCTGAATGCTACACTTTTGTGTTAGTTTATTACCCAAAGGAGAAAGAAGATGAAACGTGATGAGATCCTAGACACCGCAAAAGAACTGATCAATGGTCCAAGGGCCAAGGACTACGGCGATGCGTTCGACAACCACAGCAGAATAGCCGAGGGGTGGAACATCATCATGAACGGGGCTCTGATAAGCCACGGCTACCTGACTGCGCAGCACGTTGTGTTGATGATGGACTGGGTGAAGACAGCTCGGCTGCTTAATACGCTGGATCATGACGATTCATGGACGGACAAGGCAGGATACACTGCCCTTGGGGGTGAGTTCTCGGAGAGGGTACGCGAATCC